CACTAGAACATTTTGCACAAAAAACTAAGCGAAATGAAAAAGCGTATAGTTTCAGTAAACTTCTTAATATTGAAGAAGTAGCAAAGAGCAAATATCAATCAAGACTTACAAAAAGTATAGAAGAACGTCAATCAATTAAAACAACAGGCTTTAATTCTATTTTTGCTGTTGCAAGTATCAAAGCAGCTAAAAAATATTATCTAGAGTTTAAACGTCAACAAGAAGATTATGTACCGGCAAGTAGACTGAAGATAGCAACAATATTTAGTTGGAGTCCAAATGAATCACTTGATGGTATATTTGATGAAAATAACGAATCAACAGAAAAACTTGATAAAAGTTCAAGAGATTTTCTTGAACAAGCCATTCAAGATTATAATGCAATGTTCGGTACTAGTTATGATACGTCAAGTGATAAATTTCAAAACTATTATAAAGATTTAAGTTTAAGAGTTAAAAACAAAGAAGTAGATCTTCTTATTGTTGTCAACATGTTCTTAACTGGATTTGATGCAACAACATTGAATACCATTTGGGTAGATAAAAAATTAAGAATGCATGGATTAATTCAAGCTTTTTCGAGAACAAATAGAATATTAAATTCTATTAAAACATTTGGTAACGTCATTTGTTTTAGAAATCTAGAACCACAAGTGAATAAAGCAATCAGTATCTTTGGTGATAAAGAAGCTGGAGGCATCGTATTATTAAAATCATTTAAAGAATACTATGAAGGTTATGAAGGATTCAAAGGCTATAAGAATTTGGTCGAAGAATTACTTGAACAATATCCTCTAGGATATGAAATCATCGGTGAAAAAGCTGAAAAAGCATTTATCTCATTATTTAATCAAATATTAAAGACTAAAAATATTTTAGTTAGTTTTGACGATTTTAAGGGAAATGAAATCATAAGTGATTACGATTACCAGGACTATCAAAGTATATATTTAGGATTATATGATAAGTATCGAAGAAATCGTGGCGCTGATGCAGAACAAATCAATGAAGAGATTGAATTTGAAATTGAACTTGTGAAATCAGTTGAAGTTAATATTGATTACATTTTAATGTTAGTTGATAAGTATCACGGAGAGCATACTGAAGATAAAGAAGTCGAAATTAGAAAAGCAATTGATTCATCACCATCATTAAGAAATAAGAAAGATCTAATTTTAAACTTCATTGCTTCATTAACAGTTGATGCTACTGTAACTGATGAATGGCGTGAGTACATTGAGAATAAAAAAGCTGAAGAATTAGATAAAATTATATCAGAAGAAAGTTTGAACTCAGAAGAGACAAAATCATTTATTGTCGAAGCATTTAGAAATGGTGAGATTAAAGAAACTGGAACATCAATTGTTAAAGTGCTTCCGCCTATATCAATGTTTGGTGATAGTAAGGGTGTCAGTAGAAGTGAAAAGAAAAAACATGTCCTTAAAAGATTGATTGAGTTCTTTGAAAGATTCTGGGGATTATAGAGAGGAAATTACATGGATGATAATTATTTAGAAATAATGAAGAAAGCTCAGGAAGTTCTAAGTCGTGATTTTATGATTCCAAAAACACCTGATATAAATCTTGAAATGATTGAAAGTCCTTTAATTGAACAAAATGAAATTCTTAAGAAAACTCTTGAAGTTGTTACAAAGAGTCTTGAACTAGCTACAGAAGAAAAGAAAGAAGCAAAAAAAGAGTCAAAAAGAAATTTAGTTATTGCAGTTACATCCATAGCGGTTGCAATTATTGTTGCAATTTTAGGATTTATTTTCTAAGCCTTCTATAATCCTTGTGATTTCTTGTATAGCACACGAAAAGAAAATATATAAGATTATATTAGATTAAATCACAATACACTTTTGAGAGCCTAATAGGGCTATATCGTGCTTTGTGCTCATGGACAAAATTTGACAATTATGATAGAGTGTATTTATCGTGGAGTACTGGCTAAAAGTAAGCCTAGAAGTAATAGGAGTTCGAGTTGATCGGATTCCTTTTTCTTTTGCAGAGAAAATTGTAGTATTCAACTCGTAAACAATTACAGTTTTTGACATTTTAGACTGTTAGGTTGGAGTGGTGAAAATGAAAGGTAAAATGCCAGATTACTACGAAAAATGGCAAGAACAGAACATTCTTGATCAGAAGATAAATGAGATTCAAGATATGGTTTCAAAGAATTACACACAGAAGAATATCGCCAAAATATTAGGAATGTCTGAAAAGACTTTGATTAGTCTTAAGAAGAAATACCCAAAATTGGATCATGCTTTTATCTTTGGTAATGATGAGTTGAAGTATCAACTTATGGATACAATGTTCAAAAAAGCTATAGGTTATGAATATGAAGAAACTCAAACAACTATTGAGGAAACGAAAACAGGCACAAAAAAGAAAATTGTAAAGTATAAGAAAAAAGCACAACCTGATATGAATGCAGCTAGATATCTGCTTATTATAAAATTTGGTCGTGACTATAATGATAAAAAAGAAGAAATCGATGCAATGTATGAGCGTTTGAAAAACAGAGAGGAAAAGTGGACGAATGCAAGTAGTGATGAAGAAGATAACTAGTCTTCTAGAATATGATAATAATCCAAGGCATAATGAAGAAGCAATTCAAGCAGTCGCTAATTCAATTCGTGAGTTTGGCTTCAAAGTTCCTATAGTAATCTCAAGTGATAACGTTATAATTGCCGGACACACCCGCTTAAAAGCCTCTGTGTCGCTTGGTTTAGAAGAAGTGCCATGTATTATCGCAGATGACTTAAACGACGAACAAATCAAAGCATTTCGTTTAGCAGATAATAAAACAGCGGAACTTGCGACATGGGATTTATCAAAACTTGAAGAAGAGTTGGCTGATATTGATATGGATATGCTTCAGTTCGGATTTGAGGAAATGGAAGAATTACTTCCTGATAATGCATCTGATGATGATTTCGATATCACTGATGAAATTCCTGAAGTTCCATTCTCACAACCAGGAGATATCTATGAACTAGGATCACACCGATTAATGTGTGGTGATTCAACTGATTCAAAACAAGTAGCAACTTTACTTGATGGAGTAGAAGCAGATATGATATTTACGGATCCACCATATAATGTAGATTATGAAGGAACAGCAGGAAAGATTAAAAACGATAAGATGGAAGACGATACCTTCTATCTTTTTTTATACGATGCATTTCAAAATATGTTTGAACATACAAAACCTGGTGGAGCGATTTATGTTTGCCATGCAGATACTGAAGGACTCAACTTTAGAAATGCATTCAAGAATGCTGGATACAAACTTGCTGAATGTTTGATATGGGTAAAAAATGCTTTAGTCCTTGGTAGACAAGATTATCACTGGCGACATGAACCTATTCTTTATGGATGGAAAGAAGGTGCAGCTCATTACTTTGTAGAAGATCGCACTCAAGATACCATCTGGGAATATAACAAGCCAAAGAAGAATGAAGAACATCCAACTATGAAACCTTTAGAACTAGTAGGAAAGGCAATCAGCAATTCTTCAAGACGTCATGAATCCGTATTAGATCTCTTTGGTGGTTCAGGGTCAACCATGATTGCATCTGATCAACTTGATCGTAAATCATTCTTGATGGAACTTGATGAGAGATTTGTTGATGTCATTGTGAAACGTTATATCAAGCATAAGGAATCATATGAGAACTGCTATTTAATAAGAAATGGGAAAAGGTCTCCAATTAGCCATTTTGATATCTTTGAAAATTAGTGACTATAGTGAAAATAGTGCTTGCTATTTAGTCCCTTTAGAGTGATATATATAGTAACCAAAACAAAGGAGACTAAGATTATGGAAAAAGAAATGAATGTTAAAACATGGATTGAAAAATTCACAAACGGAGACTTTGAATCAAAAGACTATGCAACACAATGTGAAGCTGGCTGGTATGATTGGTTTTGTAAAGATACAAGCCTAGCTGGTAAAACCAAACGCATGGGAAACATTGTAAAACTAGTTAAATCTGGTGGAAAAATCAACCTTGAAACCATGTATGTGTGGTTTAAGAATAACTGCCCATTAAATGGTCCGCTCTATGATGATTTTAGATTTGCAGATATTGAAACTGGAGATGTACAATTTACAATTCAAATCGCAAGTCCTCACAATGAAAAACGTTATACAGTATATGGAAGAAAAAACAAATTTGACAAACCACTATTTGAATCAGATTCTTCGAGAGAACTTGTGAAATGGTTCAATGAAGGGTGGGCTTTATAATGTATAAAGAATTCAATGCTCATCCTAAAGGTATCAAAACAGGTGATTGTGTTGTAAGAGCAATCGCAACAGCAGAACAAATAGACTATCTAGAATGCAGAAGAGAACTAAATCGCTCAAAACGAGAACTTGGATATTCAAGTTATAAAGACACTAAGTTTTTATATGACTATTTGAAAAGTTATCCAAGACTCATATTTAAACCGGTAAAAGGAGAACCAAGAATCAAAGGAAGTGACTTTACAGCGTTACATCCTAAAGGAACTTACATCTTGAAAATGGCTGGTCACATTACGGCTTGTATAGATGGTGTTATTCTCGATACTTGGGATTGTTCATACCGTTCAGTTTATACAGCATGGGAGATAGCAAAATGAAAGTAAACTTTATAAGGAAAGCAACACCAGATGAACTTCTTCCACAAGATGAATTCATCATTGAAAAAGAGGTCATTATTGACGAGGATTTGTTTGAAACATTCATACATGATCCACTTGATGATTATGAGTTTATTAAAGAAAACATTGATGTGATGTATTGTGATAATGAAGATGTGTTTCATTGCATCTTAGTAACAAGCAATGAACATGACTTTGGAATTCTTGTTGAAAGTGAAGGTTATCATTATGCAAGATACACAGCATACTTACCAAAATCGAGACTTAGGAGCGAATAGCTCCTTTTTTACTCGTTTATAAAGGAGATAAAATTTTATGCAAGTAGTAACAAGTGAATCCGTATTTAGTGGACATCCGGATAAGGTCTGTGATCAAATCAGTGATGCGATACTAGATGCAATACTGGAACAAGACAAAAATGCACGAGTAGCAGTTGAAACAGCAATCAAGGATGATTTAGTCTTTGTCTTTGGTGAAGTTACAACAATTGCGAAAGTAGATTATGCAGATATAGCAAAACAAAAACTTAAAGAGATAGGCTATGAAGATGAGTTTGTAGTTATGGAGAAGATATCCAAGCAATCAGCTGATATCGCTCTTGGTGTGAATTCAACCGAATCACACGAACAAGGTGCTGGTGACCAAGGGATCATGTTTGGTTATGCTTGTAATGAAACACAAGAATTTATGCCATTACCGATAATGTTAGCAAATCAAATCTCAAAAGAGATGGATAAGATCAGCAAAGAGAAATATGCACATATCTTTGGACCTGACGGTAAATGTCAAGTATCAGTAGCTTACAAGAGTGGTAGACCAAAGAAAGTACAAACAATTGTTGTTTCTGCACAGACAAAACCATGGATTAAGAAAGAGTTATATGAAGATTTAATCATTAACGAGGTCTTAACCAAAGTTTTTGACTTTGATACGATTGTTGATGCAGAAGTGTTAATCAATCCTACTGGAGAGTTTGTGATTGGTGGTCCTCAAGCTGATTCAGGTCTAACAGGTAGAAAGATAATTGTAGATACATATGGTGGTTATGCAAGACATGGCGGAGGAGCCTTTTCTGGCAAGGACGTAAGCAAGGTTGATCGCAGTGCGGCTTATTATGCTAGATACGTAGCAAAAGCCGTTGTAGGGGCAGGTTTGGCCACACACTGTGAAGTAAACTTGAGCTATGTAATTGGCGTAGCAAAACCGGTGAGTGTTTTAGTTAATACATTTGATACGGGAGTTACATCTGATGAAGAGATACAAGCACTTGTGAACTATGTATTTGATTTCAAACCAGAAAGCATAAGAAAAGAACTCAACTTAGATAAAGTTAAGTTCCAGGAGTTAGCAAAGTATGGACACTTTGGTAGAGAAGATTTAGATGTTCGTTGGGAACACGTAGATGATAAGATTATTGAATTGAGAAAGCTTTATGAGAAAGCCTAAAGAAATACATCGATTCTATAAATCAATTCCATGGCAAGTCGCAAGAGAAATCAAGATACGAGAGGCTAAAGGAAAGTGTGAAAGATGTGGTGCTTTAGGAGAAGAAGTTCATCATAAGATAAGACTCACAGTTCTTAATGTAACTAATCCAGAAATCAGTTTGAATCAAGAGAACTTAGAGTTGTTGTGTAAGAAATGTCACAACATAGAACATAAGCGTTTCTCGAAGCAACAACAGTTTGATGAAGATGGTAATCTGATTTCACGATAAACCTCGTTTTTATAATTTATTTTTGCTATAATTATAAAAAAGGGGTGGTGATTTTTATGATTATGTTTAAGACTGATAATGTAGGTACAGAGTTAAAGAATCTGACTGATTATTTAAGTTTTTTGACACATAAGCAAATTGATGAAATGTTAACTAGAAGTGGTATAAAAATAATTGGTGAACCATTTAAGTATGATGGACAAAACCTAAAATATGGAACAAACAAAAAAGATAAACTATACAATAGTTTTGCTAATGAAGTAAATGCATCTAAAAATTTTAATAAAATAATTTCTTTTCTTGAATCTATGTACAATCCTGCTTCATATATAAATGATACTTCATCATTTAAAAATGCTATTGACGAGGTGAATCCAATACTAGCCATGCTAGGTGTTTCGATTAATAATAGCGGTAAGATTGTTGAAACCACCAAACCAGAAACAATTGATGAAATTGATCGTCGTTTCAATACATTAAAGAATGAGATTGATAAAAGAAAACTACATCAACAGGTACACAAGTATTGTAAAAAAGAATACTTGGCAAAAGATTATTTTCATACGATTCATGAAGCAGTTAAAGGACTTCTTGAAAGAGTAAGAGAGCTATCAGGTTCTAGTGATGATGGATATAATTTATTAGATGCAGTTTTCAATCATAAAAACCCAGTTTTGGTATTTAATAAATTGTCTAATGATAACGAAATAAATGAGTACAAAGGTTTTAAAAGACTGATTGAAGGATTAATCACAATGTTTAGAAATCCTACAGCACACATGCCTAGGATTAAATATGATGAAAATATAGACATTACTCTAGAAGTGCTATCAACAGTTTCAATGTTGCATAGATATTTAGATAATTGTCAAAAAATCAGAAATATATGAACCCCCGCCCATTGCTTGTATTTATTAGCGAAGGGTACCGCGTAGGTGGGCAATTAAAAAACACAAGGCAATATTTTTGAAAATCCAAGATTCCTATTGGAAGGGGGATTATGAATGAAAAAGAAATACAATTTAGAAATTGTAAAAAAGAGTGATGTAACTGAACATCATTTAAGTGTTCAAAGTGATTTTACACTTTTTAGATATAGACCTATTAATAAGTACACGATTGAAGCACTAGTTAAAAATGAGTTGTGGGTAGCTAGGCCAGATTCGTTTAATGATCCCTATGATACTAGTTTTGTAGTAGATACTAAAAAGTTAATTGATCATTTATTGAGTAAGGTAAATGAGGACATTCTTCAAGGGTATAAAGAACTCAGAAAACTCAAAACAAATAGTAAAAGAAAAATTGCTGAATCTTGGATAAGAGAAATCTACAACAGTAATCTAGAAAACTTTAAACGTATCTTTTTGGTAGGGTGTTTCTCTGAAAAAATAGATAATGAAGTAATGTGGGCTCATTATGCAGACAATGCAACAGGTTTTGCAATTGAGTATTTTTATAATGACTTAAAAGTCTTAAGAGATTATCACTGTGATTTAGTAAAAGCTGTTTCAAAAGATATGATAAATCAGTTTGATATATTTGCAGATATATTTGGCGATATAGAAGAACAAGATTTTAGCCAATATAATATCTATAAAGTCATATACACCAATCACAAGTATGACGCCACAGAATTACTTATAAATGCGGTGGATGTTAGTCTCAGTGCAATAGACAATCCTAACTTAAGTTTCTTAGATATACTAAAGCAGTACAAAGATGCTGGTATGAATTTATTCTCAACCGAAAATCAAAAAAGAATGTCTGATTCAATTGTGTTTACAAAAAAGAAAATTTGGGAATATGAACTAGAGTGGCGAATGTTTCTACCAAATATGTTGATTGATATAACGAAAATTAATAACTTACATTATAAAATAGAAAATACTATATATCCAAAAGCTATATATCTTGGAGAATATATCGATCTGGCTAATAAAGTCATTCTATACAATTACTGCTACACTAATGGTATAAAACTCTATCAAATGTATTCAAAACTACAAAGAAAAAAATACGGATTGAGTTATTTTGAAGTAGATAAGAAAGATATGGTAGATTTTCTTAATAAGGTTGAATAATATGTTGAATAAAGAATATAAGCGATTAAAGTCGCTTTTTTCTTTGGTTGATGAATCAAAGACAGAACTAGTAGATAACTTAATTTATCAAGCTGCATTTATGAAAGTGGAACTTGATAAGTTACAAGATCAGATTAGGAAGTATGGTGCAATCCAAATATCAAACAAAGGTATGCAACGACAAACTGAAGCAGCTAAGTATTATACAAAACTTGTGAACTCATATGGAACTGTTATCAAAACACTTAATAGCATTCTTGGTACACAAGTAGATGATGGAGATGATGCTTTTGATGAATTTCTTAAGAGAGCAAGTGAATGAATTATCTAATTGAATACTACAATGAAATCAATAAAGGAAACGTCATTGTTGGAGAAGAACTAAAAACGCAACTAGATCAGCTTATACAAGATTTGGATAATCCTGTATACACCTTTGATGAACAACCAGGAAACTTAAGAATTGATTTCATAGAAACTTTTTGTAAACATACGAAGTCACCATTTAACGGTATGCCATTTATTCTTGAACTATGGGAGAAGGCATTACTTCAAACAGCTTATGGATTTAAGATGGCGAATTCAGGATTACGTAGATTTAATGAAGTCATACTGCTTATTGCTCGAAAGAATGGAAAGACTACGTTTGTTGCTGGTATAGATTTGGCAGAATTCTTTCTATCAAGAGGTGGTGTAGATATTGTATGTGCTTCTAATACAACGGAACAAGCAAATATCCTTTTTGAAGAAATCAATAATATGCGAGAACAATCTCCAGCATTATCAAAAGAAACTAGAAGCAAGAAAAACATCTATCACATTTATTCTCCAAAGACCAAAAACAAGATTAAGAAGTTATCTGCACAATCAAGAAACAAAGATGGATACAATATTGAAGTTGGTTGCATTGATGAAGTTCATGAAATGACTGATTCCAAAGTCTATGATGCAATCAAACAATCACAATCAACTAAGAAAGAACCACTGATATTTATCATAACCACCGAAGGGACAACCGTTGGTGGTTTTTTAGATAATAAATTAGATTATGTTAGAAAGATGTTAAAAGGTGAAATTGAAGATGCTAGAGTATTACCTTGGTTGTATACTCAAGATTCAACAAAGGAAATATATGAGGATCCTTTGACATGGCAGAAATCAAATCCAAGTCTTGGAGTAGTAAAACTCAATAATTACTTAGAAGATGTTATGAACAAATCAAAGCATGATCTTTCAACTAGAGTCACAATGCTTTGTAAGGATTTTAATATCAAACAAGCTGATTCAGGGTCCTGGTTATCATTTGATGATTTGAACAATGAAGACAAATACTCTATTGATGATCTAAGAGATTCATATGCAATAGGTGGTGTCGATTTATCATCAACGACCGATTTAACAGCTGCAGTACTTGTTATTCAAAAGCGAGAAAACAGTATAAAGTATGTTATCCCTCATTTCTTTATGCCTAGTGAAGTTGTTGAAAAAAGAATCAAAGAAGATAATGTTCCATATGACATTTGGATTAAGAAAGGTTTTGTAACATTAACAGAGGGAAACCAAAATGACTTTAGTCTTGTTACTAAATGGTTCATGAAGATGATTCAAACCTATGGAATTAGACCACTTTGGGTTGGATACGACCCTTGGAATTCTCAATATTGGATTAAAGAAATGGAAGACCTAGGTTTCAATATGGAGAAAGTTAGACAAGGAATCTATTCATTATCAGAACCCATGAAAATTATGGAAGCAGATCTAAAGAACAACTTTGTAAACTACAATAATAATCCAATTATAAAATGGTGTTTAGCTAACACACAAGCGAAGGTTGACCTTAACGGAAACATCCAACCATCGAAGTTAAACTCGAAGTACAAACGAATTGACGGGACAGTTGCATTGATTATTGCTTATGTAGTTTTAAATAGATATAAAAATGATTATGAAAACATGATATAATTAATCAAAAAGGGGTTAATTATATGGATTTTTCAAATGAGTATAAGAGAGTAAAAGAGTCAGTATTTGCAGTTGTTGAAAATAGAAGTGGCAAGTTTATATTAATTGGATCAGGAGTATATGTAGATGGTGATTATGGAATCACTTGTGAACATTGTATTACAGATATTAATAACATGTATGTTTCATTTGATCTTGTGAATTTCATAAAAATTACTAATATAAAGACTGATTCGAATTTAGATTTAGCGGTATTTCCACTAACACATACAAACAGTAGTGTTACAATTAGATCTGCAAAAAACCTCGAAGTGGGTAATGAGTGTTTTTTAGTTGGTTTTCCCATGAATATTATTCAAAAAAATGCATCACATGCATATATATCATCATTTGTAATAGATAATGGTGTTGATTTAATTAGATTGGATTCTTCTGTAAACCATGGTAACAGCGGAGGGCCACTGTTTAATTTTGATTGTGAGTTAGTTGGTATAATTAATGCAAAACATGGAAATCTCTCTAAGTTTTTAAATACGATTCAAAGTGCAAAACCAGGAGCATCAATTGCAATTGCGGGAATTAATCCCGTTCAAGTGATGCAGCAAATGATTAAAGAAATGAAAGATAACTTAAATCTTGGAATTGGGTATGCAGTAGAAATAGATCAAGTTGTCACAGTAGAACCAAATCTTCAACAAAACATCAAGTAAAAAAGTTATGTTAGTCAATTGATTTTCGACAAGTATATAGATGTCGAAATTGTAATGTTAACGTTGTTGTTAAATACTTTAGGAGAGACATTCTCCTTTTTTAATGAAAGAGGTGGTTAGATGCCTATTTTTAAAAGAAAAGGCAAAACTGGTTCATTTGATGCACTCCAGTTAATCAGCAATTTAAATACATTTTACACACCGTTTGGTACAAACATATCAAAAAGTGATGTGGTTAAAATATGTATTGATCGAGTCGCAAGCCAATGTGCGAAACTCAAACCAAGATTTATAAAAACCGAAAATGATAAGACAGTAACCGAGAAAAAAGGTAGGCTGTCTTTTCTTTTGAAGTATAAGCCAAATGATATCATGACACCTTATGACTTTATTTACAAAACGATCACTTTGCTATTGCTGAATGATAATGCATTCGTTTATCCAAAGTTTGATAAGGACTCAGGAGAGTTAAGAGGCATTTATCCGCTTAGACCAATCACGGTAGAAATCATTGTGGATAGTTCTGATACCTACTTTATCAAGTTCTTGTTTGATAATGGTGAATCTTACATTTTGCCATATGACAATGTGATTCATTTAAGACGACACTTTGGACAAAACGATATCTTTGGTGGTACTGGGTCGACTGGAGATCATGAAGCCATCTTAAAAACGATATCCATCAATGATAGTTTACTTCAAGGAATCGACAATGCCGTCAAATCTTCAATGCAAATCAAAGGTATCTTGAAGATGAATGGGATGCTATCAGAAACAGATAAGAAGAAGCAACGTGAGTTATTCGATGATGCCCTTTCAGAATCAGTAAGTTTGAAAGGAAGTTCAATTATACCGATTGATTTGAAATCAGAATATATACCTTTAGATGTTGATCCGAAACTTATTGATAAGGATACACTTGAATTCTTACAAGCAAAGATACTGGATTACTTTGGAGTATCAGTTCCAATATTTACAAGCAAGTATACAGAAGATGAATACAACTCATTTTATGAGTCAACCATTGAGCCTTTAGCTATACAACTTAGCGAGGCTTTTTCTTTAGGCTTATTGACTGATAATCAGTTAGAACGTGGTGAGGAAATCATCTTCTACAGTGAAAGATTACAGTATGCCTCATGGAATACAAAAGTTGCTGCAATTGAGAAACTTATGAGTTTAGGAATAATGTCACTTAATGAATCAAGAGCACTTCTCGGTTTAGAACCAATCGAAGGTGGAAACAAACGACTTCAATCATTAAACTTTGTTGATGCAGATAAAGCGAATCAATATCAAGTAGGAACGGAGGACCCTATAGATGAAAATAACAGTTAATGGAAAGATATCAGAAGATGCACTCAAAATCATTTTAGATACACAAAAAAAGAAAACGATTATCATTGATGATTATTGCAAAAAAGAAAAACTCGAGTCACTTTTCTATAAAGACTCAGAGCTTGAATATGAGTACCAAAAACAAGCAAAACCAAAACCGAAGAAAGTAGAGACTCGTAAAGATGATAAAGGAAACTAGATTAGCTGATGTCACGCTTCATGAAGAAGATGACAAGATGATACTAGAAGGCTATGCATTAGTCTTTAATAATGAAACGCTAATAGGTGATGAAGAATATGGTTTCTTAGAAGAAATCGATTCAAGAGCACTATCGGAAACAAAAATGAAGGACGTTCCTATGAAATATAATCATATGGACTCCTTTTTAATCATCGCTAGAACCAAGAACCAATCATTATCACTTGCAGTTGATAGTATTGGTTTAAAAGTGCGTGCAGAGTTATTAGACACAAACACCAATCAAGACATCTATAAAATGGTAAGAAGTGGCTTGCTGGATAAGATGAGTTTTGCTTTTACTGTTGATGAACAAGTGTGGAATCGTGAAGGTAGAATTCCAAAGAGAACTATTACAAAAATTGAAAGGTTGTATGATGTGTCGGTTGTGGATACACCAGCATATGATGCAACTTCTATATATGCTCGTTCTTTAGAATCTATGGAGTTAGAACTAAAGGCTATGGAGTTAGTAGAGCAGGAACAAAAATCAAGCATTATCAAAAAACGTATCAAAATCAAATCACAAATCTAAAAGGAGAAAAAAATCATGAACTTAGAACTTAGAAGAAAAGAAATCGAGTCAAGACTGACTGAAATTAGAGGTCTTGTCGATAATGAAACAGATATTACAAAACTTGAAGCATTCGAAACTGAAACGACTGAGCTTCAAGAAGAAAGAAGTATTATTGATAAGAAAATGGCAATTGCTAGCAAAGCTGAAATCAAGCCAATCGTTATTGATAATAGAACTAAAATTGATAAAGAAAAACTAGAGCAACGTGCAGCAAGTTTGCGTGAAAGTCGTGTGATTCAAGTATCAAGTGAAGAAATCTTACTACCTGATCACACTGCTTCAGGATTAGCACCAGTACCATTTGCTCAAGTTTCAACACTTGTTGATCGTGTAAATGTCATTAACCTAAATGGTGGAGAAACGTACAAGAAATCATTTGTTAAAAACAATGGTATTGCTGGAACAACACTTGAGGGACAACCTTACAGTGAAACAGAACCTGCATTTGGTTATTTGACAATTTCTAAAGTGAAGATTACTGCTTATACAGAAATCACAGAGGAACTTGAAAAACTACCTGCTATTCCTTACCAAGCTGAAGTGCTACGTAACATCAATATTTCATTGAAAAAGAAAATCAGTGAGCAGATTTTACGTGGTGCTGGAACAACGAATACCTTCACAGGTATCTTTAGTGATGCAGCAGTAGCATTAGCTGATAAAGCACCACTTGAAATCGAAGCAATTACTGATTCAACACTTGATGATATTGTCTTTGCCTATGGTGGTGATGAAGAAGTCGAAGGTGGAGCAGTTCTTATCTTGAATAAGAATGATTTACGTGCATTTGCAGGACTTAAGACTCAAGAAGGAAGAAAAGTACATACTATTGACTATGTCAACAAGACTATAGATGGTATTCCTTATATCATCAACTCTCATTGTAAAGCCATCGCTGATAGTAATACTGCGGCTGGAGAATACGGTATCGCATATGGAGGACTTAAAAATTATGAAGTTCCAGTATTCTCACCAGTTGAAATTGGAAAATCAACTGATTACAAATTCAAAGATGGAATCATCAGCTACAAAGCATCAGTATTCACTGGTGGTAACGTAGTGGGGTACAACGGATTCCTACGTATTAAAAAGAAAGCTGCAGCATAGTAACTAAAGCAATTTAACAGGTTAAGAAAGGATTGATTTCATGGCTATACTAGACATTGTAAAAAAAGCACTACTAATACCTTTATCAGAATCATTTGCTGATGACGAGTTGAACACTCACATTGGTAGTTGCAAAGCATACCTGACGAGTTGTGGAATTAATCCTTCTTATATAAATGATGAATCAAATCCCATGGTTAGCACAGTGATTATTATTTATGTGAAGACGTTTTTTGGCTTTAAGAATGATGGGAGTGCAAAAGAACTACCAAA